CTTCCACGAACCTATGTGGCCCGCGAAGACTATCGTGCCGACATCCGAGAAGTGAAAGAAATGCTGTCGAGAATTTTCGATAAACTTGATTCAAAGGTAGACAAATGACTTTCGAGGAATCTTTCAAGGTACTTATCGGCCATGAAGGTGGGTACAGCGACGACCGCAACGACCCCGGCAACTGGACTGGCGGCAAGGTAGGTGTGGGTGAATTGCTGGGCACCAAGTACGGCGTTGCGGCTAATTCGTATCCAATGGAAGACATCAAGAACCTGACGCTAGACCGAGCACATCAAATTTACCGCCGGGACTATTGGGACAAGTTGCACGCTGACGACCTCCCTAAGCAGGTGCGTTTTGCTGTGTTTGACGGCGCGGTGAACTCCGGTGTTGGTCAGGCTGCGAAGTGGCTCCAGCGTGCTGTTGGGGTTAAAGACGACGGGATTATCGGTCAGGGGACGTTGGCGGCAGTGCGAGCAATGGATCAGTACAAGCTCGCCGCAATTTTCAATGGTCAGCGCCTCAAATTCATGACTGAGCTAAAGGTCTTTGACAAGTATGGCAAAGGATGGGCTCGACGCATTGCCGAAAACCTCATTAACCTACCGTAGGGGGCACCATGAACCTGAAATTCTTCCTAGACCGAGCAAAAGAGCCCTCCACTTGGCGCGGCGCCGCCGTCATGGCGGGCACGCTGGGCGTTGGGGTCAACCCGGAGGCTATGCAGCAGATTGGTCTGGCTGTCGGCGCTGTCATCTCGGCCATCGAGATTTTCCGCAAGGAATGATTGATGAGCGCTGCCTTTGCGCCCATAATTTAGTCAAATTTTTCAGGTGCATGCTGTAGCAGCGGCCAAACTTAAGGGGTTCCGATGAGCTACACAATGACCTATGACAGTCTGCTAGTAGACCTCCGACGCTATCTGGAGCGCGGCTTCACGCTTGAGAGCGATGAAATCGTCTACGAGCAGTTGCCTCGGCTCATCACTCTAGCCGAGCGGCGCATTGCTCGAGAGTTGAAAATCGAGGGCTTCATCAAGGCCGTTACTACTCCTTTGGTGCCCGGCGTGGCTGTCTACATGAAGCCCGACCGCTGGCGCGACACCGTGTCCATGACGACTGTCGCAAACCCGCTCTTTGCCCGCTCCTATGAGTACATCCGCTCATATTGGCCAGACGAGGCTGAGACGGCGGCTCCTGCCTATTACGCCGACTACGATTATCAGCACTGGATTATTGCTCCGACTCCATCAACAGCTCAGACGGTTGAGATTCTGTTCTACGAGCAACCCAGATTCCTTGGCGAAGAATTCCAGACCAACTGGCTGACAGAGTACGCCCCAGACCTCCTTCTTTACTCCTCGCTCATTGAGGCAACGCCGTTCCTCAAAAACGACGAGCGTGTGCAGCTCTGGCAGGCTATGTACGACCGAGCGGCGCAAGCATTGAATGGCGAAGACCTGAAGCGAATCATGGATCGCTCAGCCAACAGGAGTGAAGCATGACCACATACACAAGCGTCTTCGGTGGCGCCAATATCTACCCATCCGAAATCAGTTATAGCGCTCTCACGCTCGATGCTGATGTGACGCTTAGCTGGCCAGAGGAAACCTCAACCAGCGAGAATCTTGCGACCAGAATCATCGACGTAGTTGATTCATCAGGAAGCTTCAGCATCTTCTTGCCGGATGCACAAAAGGCCGGCACCGGAGAAACTATCCTTTTTAACAATAAAAGCGCAGACATTTTTGTAGTCAAAAGCGCAACGGGCGTTCAGGTTGTCAACATTGCTTCAGGAACGCTGTGGCAAATCTACCTAACCGACAACACCTCAGAGGATGGCAGCTGGGAAACCCTGCAATATGGCGCTGCAACGTCAAACGCTAATTCCTCAGCATTGGCTGGGACTGGCATTGTTGCTGTCGGCGCCCTGCTTTCTCAGTCTGTGCCAGTCACCGGATTTTCTTCTAACTACTCAGCCGGAGTGACTGACCGAGCAAAGATGTTCAACTGGACATCAACGGGAGCTGGGGTGCTGACCCTGCCAGTTGCGGCTACAGCCGGAAACAATTGGTTTTGCTATCTCCGCAACAGCGGCGATGGTGCAATCGTCGCAACGCCTCAGGGCTCAGACATCATTAACAGTGGAGCGACGGTCAGCTTTCAGCCCGGCGATTCCGCAATCATTGCCTGCGACGGCATTGAGTTCTACACCATTGGCTTTGGCCAGAACGCTGTTTTTGCTTTTGACTACACCGTAATCGCCGTAGGCGGGACGGGTAATTACACCCTGTCAGGCAGCGAGCTAAATCGAATTGCGTACAACTTTACAGGCGTATTGACCGGCAACAGAACCATCATTGTGCCGGCAACCGTGCAGCAGTATTGGGTGACGAACTCAACGACTGGCGCGTTTACCTTGACGGTGAAAACCTCTGCGGGAACCGGCGAATTGGTTGCCTCTGGTCAGCAGAGAATTCTTTATTGCAACGGCACAAATGTTGTTCTTGCGGATTACAACTCTAGCACTCTGAGTAATCCGGTTCCTGTAGCGCAGGGCGGAACAGGAACAACGACCGCCGGAGGCGCCTTGATAAATCTTGGCGGCGGAGCAACCGGAATTTCTATTTTTGAATCGTTAACTCAGGCCGACGCTTATTCAGCGCTTGGCGTCGCCCAAGCCGGTAACATTGACGGCGGCGCGTTCTGATGCCTATTTCTACCGCCATACTTCGGTCGAATCCCGGCATCAAGCGCGACGGGACTAAGTTTGATGGCGATTTCTACACCGATGGGAAGTGGGTTAGGTTCCAGCGCGGCTTGCCGAGAAAAATTGGCGGCTATCGGTCAATCAGCAAGTATCTTTCCGAAATCTCACGGGGATTCAATAGCTTTACCCAGCAGGGACTTCAATACTGTCATTCCGGCAGCGCTGGTAAAATTGAGCGCTTTACAATTGATAGCACTAAAAACAGCTCAATCATTACTGAAAGGACGCCCGTAGGGTTTGTGTCTGACGACCTGAATCAGTGGATGTTTCAGAATGCATATGACGCCTCAACCACTGAAAACATGCTGTTCGCTCATGTGGCGCCAAACCTTGAATGCGTTTGTAATGACCTAGGCGGCGATATTTATTTTGGAGATTTGACCGGAACCGCGGCGCTGACTCAGGTGACAATTCCAGCAGGCGCCAATGCGACGGGCGGCATCGTGATGCTGTTCCCCTACCTGTTCTACTACGGAACGGCTGGGATTGTTGGCTGGTCGGTGGCAGGAACGCCGTCCGACCTTTCGGGCTCTGGCAGCGGCATCGCTCGCGTTTGGAGTCAAAAAATCATCAAGGGCATGCCACTCCGCGCAGGCTCTGGCTCTGCCCCGGCTGGTATTTTCTGGGCCTATGATGCGGTTATTCGCGCTAGCTTCACGGGCGGCGCCACGGTCTTTCAGTTTGACGTTATTGCGACTGATACCTCAATTATGTCGCCAGACTCTGTTATTGATTACGACGGCATCTTTTTTTGGGCCGGCGTTGATCGGTTCCTGATGTTCAACGGGGTTGTGCGCGAGGTTCCCAACCAAATGAACCTCAACTGGTTTTTCGACAACATAAACCCGACTCAGCGAAGTAAGGTTTTCTCGTTCAAGGTTCCTCACTTCGGGGAAATCTGGTTCTGCTATCCCCGCGGCGACGCCACCGAATGCACGCACGCTGTCATCTACAACGTGCGGGAGCAGAGCTGGTACGACACCGAATTGCCGGCCGATGGCCGAGCCTCTGGCGGTTACAACAACGGCTTCGCCGCCCCATTGCTTACTGGCTGCGTCCCCTCTGACAGTGGATACAATGTCTGGATTCATGAGCAAGGGGTCGATGAAATTGATGGCCAGTCCCTCCAGCCGATTGAGAGTTACTTTGAGACCGCCGACCTTTCAAATTTGACAAAGGGCCAGAATAGGTACGTCCGAATTACGACCATTGAGCCTGATTTCATTCAAAACGGCCCGATGACCGTTCAGGTCACTGGTCGAGCAAATGCTCGGGCTCAAGAGGTCTATAGCTCTCTATTCACGTTTCCAGAAACAGCGACCACTCCGCATGAGCAGATTGTGATGCTCAAGGAACAGCGGCGCGAGCTTCGCGTCCGGTTCTCTTCTAACGCGGTCGGCGGGGATTATCAAATGGGCCAAATCATCGGCCACCTCGATACTGGCGACGGCACGGTGCTGGGATGATCCGCGTAACGCTGCCAACCGGGATGGCGCTGCGCGACTGGGCTGACCAAATCGCGCTCGACCTAGACCCCTATGGCGCATTCGGACGGCTGGATGATGATTCTCAATGGCAAGACTGGGCGATGCAATTTCTCAAGAATTCATCACTAAAAGAAAACTTCCCGGTGCCTTATAATTTTGACAACTGGCAAGACTGGGCAGAAAGGTTCTGCCAAGTTGTGGAGTGAGGAAACGCAATGGCAATTGATAGACAAGGCTTGATTGATGAGGCCCGGCAAGACCCCAAGTTTGCGCCGGCTATTGCTCAGATGGAGCAGCGCATCGCTAACATGCCGGTCACCTCGGACGACCTAGAGGACGGCATCAAGCTGCTTGAGCAGATGCTTGAGGACTCAAGCAACTACGACCAAATCAAGGCCTCGGCAATCGAGGAAGGGCTGCTTGCAGAAGGAATTTTGCCAGACCAGTTCGACCCCATCGCCATCGTGGCGCTGCTTGTAGCTCTGTACGGCTTGCAGGAAAAGGTAGCCCAGAAAGGCTATGCGCGCGGCGGCCTCAAGGTGGCAGCCAAAAAACTGCAACGCGCTGGCCGTGGCGGCGACTCAATGCTGGCCCACATCAATCCTCGCGAGGCAGAAATTCTGCGCGGGATGGGCGCCTCTGGGCGCCGCAATCCGGCGACCGGATTGCCCGAGTTCAAAAGCGACTTGGGAAAAATTCTTGGGGCAATTGCGCCGATTGCGATCAACACGTTTTTCCCCGGCATTGCTCAGACCATCGGCAATCTTGTGCCCGGCGCCGGGTCTGCGCTGTCAAGCGTCATTGGAAACACGGTAGTAGGCGCCGCAACGACTGCGCTGACCGGCGGAAAGGTGCTCAAGGGAGCGTTTGCCGGCGCCAACCTTGGCGGCCTCAACGAGTACATTGGCGGAAATTTGCTGGGCATCCAGAACCCCCTGATGGCATCGCTGACCGGCGGCGCACTGACCGGCGGCGCGGCTGGGCTCATCAACGGCAACGGCATGCGTGGCGCCGTGCGTGGCGCCCTCGGGGCCGGCGCATCCGCGCTCGCCAAGCAGAGCGGTAACACTGCGATTCAGCAGGCCGGCAAAGGCTTCGGTTCGATGATCGGGGCGGGGTTTGACCCGCGCATGGCCATGTATGCCGGAGCCGCAGGCGGCCTCAGCGGGATAGCGCAAAACCTCATGAGAGGCAGTCCCGCTGCCCAGCTCGCAGCCAAGCCGTCTGAAGAGGTCTTCCGCAACCCTGTGACCCCACAGGCTGCGGCGCCCGGCGCCTACACTGACCCCGGGTCGGCCGGAGCAAATGCAGCCGCAGCCGCAGGGGCAACGCCTCCGGTGCCGCCGGCACCGCCACCGCCACCGCCACCGCCGGCTACCAGCTTGACCGCAGACGACATGTTGAAATATGGCATGTTGGGGCTGGCTGCAATGCCGTTGCTCAACTACATGAGCGGAGACGACGACAGCGGGAAAGATGCGCCGAAAGACGCTCAGACGGTTTTGAATAACACGCTGACCGAAGACCAGAAACGGCAGATGAACATGCCGCTCCAGAACTGGGACTGGACAAAAATCAATCGAGACGCCGCAGCGGCCGGTCTGGACGCAAACAGCTACATGGCGCAGCACTGGGACAAATTCTCAAGCGGCTACTACAACAAGCCAGTAGCCAAGGCCCGAGGCGGGCTGAGTCAGGTCGCCTATCTGGCGAAAGGGTCTGGCAGTGGCCGCGCTGACACGATCAACGCTCGGCTGTCGGACGGCGAATACGTTATTGACGCTGAAACCGTGGCGTTGCTTGGCGACGGCTCGGTTGAACACGGCGCCCAGCGCCTTGATAAAATGCGCGCCGAAATCCGCCGACAAAAAGGTCGCGCACTCGCAAAAGGCAAAATCAGCCCCAACGCCAAATCGCCGCTGGCATATCTGAAAGGAATTTGACATGGCAAACAATGACGCTTTCCAAGGCGCTCCAATTGGGTCGTTTACGCCTCAGGCCGGCGCAAATGCGATCCCTGAATACGCACAGCGCTTTGGCTACAACATCTTCAACACTGCCAACAACCTTGGCAGTCGGCCGTATCAGGCCTACAACCAGCAAATCACCGCGCCGCTCAGCGCTCAGCAGCAGCAGGCCTATTCAAACATTTCTGCCAATCAGGGAGCGTGGAAGCCCGAGCTAAACATGGCCTCGCAAGGCATGCAGGGCATGACAAACACAGATACCGCTTCTGGTTTTCAGCAGAACCAGAACCAGTATTTGCGGCCGAACACGATTGACCAAAACCTGAGTCAGGGGCAGCAGTATTTTGATCAGGCAGGCCAGTCTGCCGCTCAGAACGTCGGCCAATACATGAACCCTTACCAGCAGTCGGTGCTGGACTTGATTGCTCAGCAAGGAGCGAGAAACCTCAGAGAAAACTTGCTGCCCAACGTCGCTGATTCTTTTGTCCGGGCCGGCTCATTTGGCGGAACTCGCATGGGCGAGTTTGGCTCTCGCGCGCTGAGAGACACGCAGGAATCGATCCTTAACCAGCAGGCGCAGGCGGCGCAGGCCGGGTATACGCAGGCGCTTGGCGCCGCGCAAACCGACCTGTCTCGATACGGCAATCTGGCGCAAAACCTGACGGCTGCTGGGCAGGCCCAGCAGGGGTTTGGACTGAACGCCGCAGGCCAGTTGCAAGGTGCGCAGGCTGGCGACTACGACCGCAACATCGGGGCGCTGACCAACCTTGCCACGATGGGCCAGAACCGAGCGTCGATGCTGTCGGCTGATGCTGCGCAGCTAGAGACCGCTGGCCGTGCGCAGACTGACTATCAGCAGAATCTTAACAACGAAAACTATAATCGCTGGCAGCAGCAGCAGGACTACCCGTGGATTGCCGCCGAGCGAGCCAGAAATCTTGCTCAAGGCACCTCTGTGCCGACGTACACGACAGCCAATCAGTTTGCGACTGGGTCATATGCGCCGTCGCCATACTCCTCAACATTGAGCGCGGTTTCCGCCTACCAAGGCCTTAACGAGCCCTATCGCCCCTACCAGCCTTACCAGCCGCGCTAATCATGCAACAGCAAGGCAGCATTTTTACGCAAATTCTGAACGCGCAGAAGCCGCAGCCTGCGCCGCCTCAGATGCCGCCCCAGATGCCGCAGGGAGGCCCGCAGATGCCGCCGCAGAGCATGCCTATGCCGCCGCCGCAAATGCCTCAGATGCCGCCACAGGCGGCCCCACAGGGGTTTGCTACTGGGGGCAATGTTGCTGCGCCGGCTTTTCGCGGCTATGACACGATGGACGCGCTCAGCAACATTGCAAACAGCGGCAACGCTTTTTGGTTGCGCGATCCAAAAACTGGCAAGGCAAGCCCCGCCATTCAGGCGCAGGTAGACCAGCAGCGAGCCTTGGGCGCAAGCCGCACACCTCAGCGCGGTGAGCAGCGCTACGGGTTTGTGCGCTTTGGCGAGGGCATGCACCCGGAGAAAGACAATCACA